TATAGCCGAACCATAGTGCCCTGCTCGTCCAGTTCCATCGGCAGGTTTAGTTACCGATACACCGTTAGCATCAGCAGCATAGTCCCATATGACCGGCTGACCATTTGTCAAACTTGCAGTCGAATACGAATTGTAAACTACAATGAATATCTTTTCAGGATCATTTCTGTTTATCCGTTGAAATAACATAATTGCCTCCTTACGATACGATGTTCTGGGCAATATTAAGCCCGACACCATGTTTTCGCAGATTTGATACAGTTGAATTTCCCATAAACAACACCTTTGCAACTTTTGCTGTCTGGTTTTCCGGTTCGATGAATGGTGTGGTCACAAAATCCGTCTGCTCATCTATGACCAGTTTGTAGAATTTGGAGTTGATCATAAACGCAGTCCCCACAGTAATTGCCGTTGTACCAGAGTGGAGATCAGGTACTAACTCATCCCACAACATTGTACCGCCTTTGAGCCTGACCGTATCAAACCCAAGTTCTGCCATGTCAGTATTTATATACTGTTTTGACGCATCTAGCGCCATCTCGTATGTTTCGTATGTTACCTGATCGCTCAGTATAATGTCGGGGCCAGAACCGTCTCCGCCTCGTGAGCAGAAGTTCCAAAGCCTGTAAAGATAAGTTTTTAACCCTGACCTGGTAGTTACATTGACATTAAAATCAGCTCCCGTTGCTCCGCCTGATCCGAAGTCGCCTACACGGTGTCTCCACCACGAATAGGTTGCAGCCGATATATTGCCGACATTCGATGTTGTCGGGTTCGTGGCTTTTGCCTTTCTCAGGAAATAACCAAGCGGGTACATATCCTTCATGCCATTGCCTTCGACAAATGTTCCGCTTGAAACAGTCCCACAAATCAACTGGGTGTTGACAGACTCTTTTATGCTCATTTCTGTCTGCATAATTTTCTTTTCGAGGAGTTTTAGGATAGCTGCCTCACCAGAGTTCTGCCGTTCTTCCAGCCTGCTAATTGCTATTGTGCCTCCAATCTCACACCACGGATAGAATGCAGTGGTCATACCGTCCTGCGGTGTGGTATCGAGTTGCTCGTACCCGTGATATGACTTAACCGTGGTATTCTTTTCGTACATTAACGGCTGTGCAATCCTTTCTCCGCCATTCTGATATTCTATTGCGCCCCTGCTTCTCAATAATGCAAGAAACCCGGATGACTTGAAGATGTTGTCAACCATCTTAGGACGAAACGCAAACAGCGTAGTCGAAAGGAGCGCATCATAATTTATCGTGTGTTGCGATGGTGCTGTTGCTCCTATTGTAGACATATTTGCCTCCTAAATCATGTTATGTATCTTTTTAGCTGCCATGACCGCATCGTGAAAACTCTCAATTTTGCCAATAGATGGTGCGGTCTTATTTACCTTGCTCTTGCCCTCAATTTGTGCAGCCTTTGTTTTAGCCTCAAACTGCTTGATAGCTGCCTGAGTAGCTCTGCTCGCGAATACCTCTTCAGGAACAGACATCCGATACAGTTTCTTGATGCCTTCAGCAGTCTTCAACAAGTCAGGCTTAATAAACTCCATGTTGGACTTAATCTCGTCCTCGTAGATTCGCCAGTTCTCGTCTATTTGCGATAACTGGTTTTCTATGCTCTGACTTTTCACCTGCTGAAGGTTTTCGTACAGTGGCCCAAGCATAGGCTTCAACTGCTCAATAATTCTGGCAGTTGCACGCTCCTCTGCTCGCTGCAACACCTCATCCCATGTCTGCGGTTCCCAGCCAGCAGTATCAACTATACTCTGTTGTTGCTGCTGCCCTCTGGGGATAAGGTCAAAACCCTGTTGCTGGGCTATCTGTCTTATCACAGCTTCAGGGTTACGCTCAAATGCGTTGTAGGCCTCAATCTTCTGCCTGTCCTTTGCAAGCTCTTGTGTCTTTTTCGTATACGCAGCCATCATCTGCTTTTCCCGATCCTTCAGTAGCGACTCGACATAAGGTCGATGCTCTTCAGGAACGTCATCGAGGGTCAAAAAGCGTACCGTGTCAGATGGAGTGACATCCGTAGATGTTTTGCTCTCACCTTCTATGTTCTGGCCTGCTGATCCTTCGCTTGTTGATGAAGGTGTCTCCGTGGCTGCATCGGCAGTCGAATCCACTGGTTTCTCAACAGCAGTCAAGGGGCTTTTTCCGTCTAATTCTGTCATTTTCTCCTCCTCGTAGTTTTTGGCGTATCTATAGGATCGTTTTCTTTCTTTCGCCCAAGGTTATATACCCAATCTGCAAATATCTGATAACAGTCTATACATAGGTCTACTTCCGAACTATCTTTCAAATTCCTGAATGTTGCATGCAACAAACTCTTATGACACTTATCACAAACTCTCATCGGTAATCTGATATCCCTCTTTTCATTTTTAATCCATGTTCTTTCAGCACCATAGCTTTGTGTTTTCTTGACTGAATATAAATTGGCTTATCACTTATATTCTCATCCCAGTACGGCTCGATATCTATGATAGGTTTGCTTTCAGGCGGGCTGAACTTTCTTTGTGCTTTCATACCACACCGAGGGCATTCTACAACCTCTTCGCTGATACGGGCATAGACATCCTGAATTATACCGCAATGTTCGCATAAGTAGTCGTACCTGGGCATCGTTACTCCTTCTTGCGATATAAGTCTGCCATAACAAACTCTTCGCATACAGAACATGAAAGTGGAAATGGTGTAAACGTATACTCAACCTGCGGTGGTTTTTTAAGACCTGGTGGATATGGCCTCTCTTTCCTTGTCAATATTGCTTTCTTGTAAAATACACAGTCAGTATGGTCACATGGTTTAAACTGCTCTTTTTTTGTCGTCAATCCTGCCATTATACTCCTCCTCTAAAATTATCTATCCCTCCACGACCTGTCATACCAGCACCAGGCATCATTGGGCTACCGGGGACAGACCCTTGTTGCCCGGGCATAGGTATCTGCCCACTGAGCATCATCTGTGCTATACTCCATAACTCTTCTACAAGGGCATCGTCCGAGATATGATACATCTCTGCTATTTTCTTAAGTAAACGTTTTGAGTACATTAACTGCGGTGCTGAAGCAAAGAGGTTTAATACTGCCGTGAACTGTGACCTCTCTACTTCTGGCAGTTGTGGTTGCATCATACCTACATTCACGCTGTACTGATATTCGCCCTCTATGTCCTCGTAATCTACCGGGCGTACCATCTGCCATGTTTCATTCCCGTCCGGGCCCGTTACCTTCACTGCCTGTTCCTGTGTCAAGTGTACTTGCACCTGCATATCCAATTTTTCTGCAATGCGTGTTGAGAAGTCAACAACCTGTGCAATGTCGTCACCTTCCTGTATCATTACGCGCTTTTCAATTATCCCTGCTTCGGTTGCCGAATCTATCCCCGTACCGCTACCCCTCTGGTTCGGGCCAACAGCAACATCATCAAAATCTTTTCTGAGGAGCAATATCTCCTGATAATTCTGTGCATCAAGCGGAGCATCAGCTATCGGGAAAACAGATGGCGCATTGGACATTAGCTGGATAATAGTACCGTCACCGCCTACTTCAAGTTTTGTTAATTCATCTTCTGATGACAACCCTTCTGACCATACCTGGTACTTTCTGTTAAACCGTTTTCTGTGCACTACCATTCTTGACCTTGAATCGCAATATTCCCGTTGCGGATCAAGCCATTGTGATACCGGTGGTATGGGATAAGGGGAAGAGTCGCGCAGGAAAAATCTCAGAAATGCATAAGGGTGTTTTTCTACCCCAGCAGGCAGGTCATCTGGTTTAATAAGAAAGTCATTGCATCCATCAGCAATGACCATCCATTGTTTATTCATAAGGTCATATATTTCATACTTTACGACAATATCGTTTTCTTTTGTCTTGCTTGCTAATGCCATCCCCTTTTTGCGTTGTTCCTGATGCTTATTAATTTCATCCGTTGCCTCGGTTGCCTGTACGGACTCACGGGCTTTCTTGTCATATCTTTTATCATTTCTGACTTCATCGTGCGGGGCAGTAATCCTCTGTGCTATCCATGCCCAGTCATCCTCAAGTGGGCCAGCATTCTCGTCAAATATAATATCATTCGGATGTATTCTTGTTACTTTGTATGCCTCATTTGCCGGAAGATACTCCGGTTCGGTAATAACAGTACCTATCTCATCCAATACTACATTCCCGTTAGCATCACGGAGAGGTTCGCCTGCAGCAGGGTTATCGATAAGGTCAGCCTCGTGATGTACTTTTATAGTTCCAAATTGAAACATGGCATCAAAGATAGCAAGTCTCATCTTCTCTTTTAAATTCAGTTCGCCCTTTAGATAATTCAGCATTGACTGCCTTACAAGGGCTATCTGTTCGTAGTATGCTATCATCATGGGATCGGGGATATATGACCGTTTAATTTTAACATAAAAGTATGGGTCTGTACGATACAGTGTTGGCAACACTGATCGCAAATTTGCATATATGAGGTTAATGGTGATCCATTCATTTACCTTCCATCCAGGTGGTATCTGTCGACCTTCAAGATATTCATAAGCAAGTGCAACCTTGAAGGTTCGATACCATTCTTCTTTAACCTCCCGCGCCCTGTTGATCTTTTCTAACCATTTTGTTGCCTGTGACTCGGGTGATGCTTTTTTAGCTGTTTGATACGATGTCTTACTTTGTTTTTTTGCCATTATCTGACCATCCCGTATGCAGAATTAATGCTCGTGCCGTGCTGTATTGCATACTCTTTCGCTCTTATAAGCCTTCTGCGCTCCCACTGGAAAGACCCTATATCACTGCGTTTTTTGACAGTCGGTCTAATAGGTCTACTCATTAATGCATACCGTGAACAGTCGTAGCAGTGGTCTTCAGCATTAACATGATCTATATCTTCAGGCTCCCTCGGATGCTGTTTAAGCAGAGCCATTGTACGCCACCAATGCTCGCAGTTATTGAAGATATGCATACCAGGGTTGCCGTGGTCGTCAAGGGATAACCGTGAATGTACCTGTTGTTTACCGAGTATACGGTTATTATCACCACGAAGCCACGTCACTCCTTCTGCCGACATCTCATCTGCTACTGAGGGGCCGACTATACCCGTCTTCATGTCACGCCTCTTTGACCATATTGATGGGTCTGCTGGACCAGGTAAGACTCGGCCCCCGATACGCTTGTCCTGTTCCTCGATCTCTTTTATCTTTCTTGCAATATCAGATGCGGTCATTTTCAGACCAACATAAGACTGCCTGGCTTCGTCTTTTCTCCCCCCATACCATTCACGGTATAAATACAGGTGACGGTCATAGTCAACTGCCCACCACTGCACACAGAATGGTGAGCTATAACCCCAGTCAAATGACCTGAATCGTGTCCATTCTGGAGGTATATCGAATGGTTCGCATCCATGCACTTCACGGTTTAACTCGGAAAACACTTGACCCTCGAAAGAATCCCATCTGCCTTCAAGCAGTCTCATCCGTTCTACCGGAGGTAATTGAGTAAGGAGCGCCCTGTAGGTCGGGTCGTTATTGGCAAGTGTAGGGTTATCGTCTAATTTCGCAGGGATGAACTTTCTTGTTATCGTTTCAGAGTGTTTTTTACCACCTATCTCAAAGTGGACTATTTCATGGAAGACCTTGTTACCCATCGGATACTCGCCAATGCAGAATCTGTCTTTAAGAAACTGATGTGCCGGGCCACCAGGGTTGGTTGCATATCTGATACGTTTTTTTATGCCTTGGGACGATCTGCACCGACTAAAGAGATATAATATCTGCTTGGGGAGAAACTGCCCTGCCTCGTCAAACGCGATGTATTGAAACTCTCTGCCCTGGTACTGATATTCAGACCCGTCATGCTGGCAATGACCCATCGACACCTTTGCACCTGACGGGAAGTACCACCTGTGTTCTGACGCTTTATAGTCTCCTCCCATAGGCGGATAATATCGTCTTGTCCTATCAATAATTTCTTGTAATTCGGTGAATGTGCGCCTTATTATTAGTGCATGATAACGTGGGTGTCGTATGTATCGTATAGCCTCCATGATAAGGCTATCAGTCTTGCCACCACCAGCTGCACCACCATAAAGCACCTCATCCTCGCTTGACCGCGAGAATTCCCATTGCGGGCCTTTATGCGGTTGCCATACAATATCCATTAATGCACTAACTCCTTCGGACGATACTGTTCTTCATCTTTCTCAAGCTCGGGCAGTAGAATAGTCGGGCCATATTCGTGTTTCTCGATAGTGCTTTTGGACTCTTTAGTTACAAGTATCTCTACAAGAGTCTTGAAATTGGCAGCCCATATCTGAGGCTGTTTTTTGTCTACTGTGTACAACTGGTCGGCAAAAACATCATATATGGACTTGCCTGTTTCTTTCGCTTTCTTCTCAAGCGCACGTTGAACAGACTTTTTGAACTTATCAGAATATGTCCGTTTATTAGGGTTCTTCGGGTTCTTGTTACCCCGGTTGCCTATAACACCTCTTGAACCTACGCCTCCCATCACTTACCTCTCGGTTTCTTTTTTCTACCGCATGGCATTATTTTTTACCTCCCTTTGTTGTTTTCTGCTTTTTTGCTTTCTTTTTCTTTTTAGCCATTTAGTCCCCCTATACTACGAACTGAAATTGCGAGTGTTCGTTGGCGCTTGACCTA